ATGGCGACAATAGCCTGCGATGCAAAATACGCCGCCCAGGCGCGCGTTGCCGCAGGATCGGCGAGGTCGGATTTATTGAGCACAACAAGGCGCGGCTTTTCCGCGACGATCTCGCGCAGCACGGGATTCGCCGAGCTCATCGGAATCCGCGCATCCAAGAGCTCTACCACCACATCCACGAGCTTCAGATTCTCCTGCACCAGCCGCTCCGCCTTGCGCATATGCCCCGGGTACCACTGGAGGCTTGGAATGTCGATTACATTGTTGTTATCAGTCATTATGTGTATTCCTTCCGATGCCTGATTTCACTGGATTTTATCAGCATACGTAAATGTATAGAGCGAGAAAATCATAATTCATCATTATCAGTACTATATCATATTTTAAGTGAAAATCCCACAAACGGGAGACAAATGGGAGACGAGAGCGCAAAATGGGAGACAAAAAAAATAAACCCCGGAGCCGAAGCCCCAGGGCGATGAATTACCACTCTATGATATTGTATGTGACGGTCGCGCCCTTGTAGCGCGAGCCGTCGAAATGTGCAAGTGCCTCAAACCTGCCTTGCTCGTAGCCGACGGTCATGAGAGCCTTGCCGTCGATGACGGATGCTCCTGCCTTGATGCGGTGATCTTTGCGCAGGTTGATTTTATACACATCGACCTTCTGCTCCTCTGCCGGCAGGTCTTTGCCGTCCGCATCTTTTGTGATCGGGGTCACAACGGTACGATCAGACTTCTCCCGCACTGCCCGTGGCAATGTCGGATTGTCCTCCTTGATCTGCCGCTCGACCACCTGCGCAGCACGCTCCACCGTGGGAGCTGTGACATGGTACGTCACCGTAGGCGCACGCTGTCCCGCTTGTACGTCCGCAAGCCGCCGCTGCAGTGTCTCAGCGTTGCTCTTGGAGATGTCGAGCTGCGCCCGAAGCGCCGCCGCGTCCTGCGTCTGCTCCTGTGTCAAGACGGTAGGTTGCTCTGCCGCCGTGTCTACTGCGGAATGTCGGCCAACAGCATACGCAATGCCAACGATCAGTAGACACAAGATCACCAACACGACCGTTTTGTGCTTTGTGGCGATGCTCTTTGCCTGCTCAATCATTCAGGGCACCTCCTTATTAATTGGCGTAGTCCGTCACGCCGCGCGCAATGGCACGGGCGAAACCGTCCTGCTGATCTCTCAGTAATGCCGCATCGCCCTCGTTGTCGATGAACGCAAGCTCAATGAGGACAGCGGTCATGTCGGTACTTTTCAGCACCCAGAGATCCTTGCGGGCTTTCAGGCCGCGATCAGCTGTTCCGAGACTGTCGACGATCTGCTGCTGGATGCACGCGCCGAGTTTGTTCCCATCTGCGCTGCCTGGGTACACGCAAGTCTCGGTGCCGCACGCGCTGCCATTAAATGCGTTGCAGTGGATGCTTACAAAGATGTCCGCGCCGCTTGCGTTTGCGGTTTCGGTGATATCCCAAAGATCATCGCACTGCATATTACCGACGACGGTGACGCCTGCCGCCGTAAGGTAGTGCTCTACGAGGTCAGCGACGCTCTTTGCTACGTCGCACTCCCGGAGCCCGCACCCGCAAGCGCCGGGATCCGGATTGCCGTTCGGAGCGTGCCCCGGATTCAAGAATACTCTCATTTGTCATTTCCTCCTTTGATGCCGCTCTTCTTGCGGATAAGCTCCGACAGCTCTGCGGCCTCTGTTACCCCTGAACGCTCCATATTCTCGAGAATCGACAGCATTTCGGTCACGGACAAATAACCGATTACTACGACAACCGCAACAGTCGGCGCCCCGGCATGCGCGCACATCGAATCGACAAGCCACGCCGCTGCGACAACGCCGAAGTAAGTGAGCATTTTTGCGACAAATCGTGTTCGCATCTCCTCACTTCGAATGTATCCTGCACGTTGGGCTGCACGAATATTGCAGAGGCAAGTCCAAAATCGTGGTTGCTCCATGCCGCTATCAATAAGATACTGACGAGACAGAGAGAGCCATTTCGTCAGCAGGTCGACGCACACGAGCGCAGCGAACGCAACGGCCATCTGAACGTGCGTATGCGAAGCAAGCGCGAAGATGCAGGACACACAGGCCTTAAATGCCCACGCCTCCTGTAGTCTCTCCAGTACCTTCCACATAATATCTAGCATGTTTGCTCCTTTCATTGCATCAAAATAGCCGCCCTATTTGAGCGGCTATTTCCAAAACGAATCAACGGTACGCCGTCCTTGTAGATAGTGACGGGGTACTCCTTCGGCGTAGGATCGCCCCTATGGTTCGGCTCCTCCCCTGCGGGAGGCCTTTCCACTTTCGGATTCCCCTTCCAGCGCTGCAAAAGGAACACAGCCGTCGCAACCAGTAACAGGCCAACCACGATATAAACGCTCATGTCACACCTCTCTTATACTGCTCGAGCAATCATATATCCGTATGCATAGCTCGCTAAATTACTGTACTCTATATCCTCAGCATCTCTGTGATGCCCCCCATCGTCGTCATCTCCAACGCCACCCACATACGCTGTCATAAACACCGACGCGGCAATGCTTACTGTATTCGCGGATACAGTAAAGGTCGGACGAATATTAGATTCTGTTCCCCACTGCCCTTTATGCGAGGATTTTACTTTCACGTATACATCTTCCCCAAACGGGATAGCAACCGTGTTATCATCATACGGTACGGTCACCGCATCGGTGCCGCAGCGGATAACATCCATATATCGAGCACCGGACGAATACAAAACATTGCCCGATTCATCGTACAGCTCTATTCCGTTCAAATGCTCCGCCGGTTTCCGCGCTCGTATAGCAAACGCATAGACCTTCGCGACCGCTGCGATATCGTCTCGAAAAACAGGATGTACTCTTTGCGACGCGGGTAAATCCGGATTATAAAGATACAGGCGTCTTTCTCCACTGTAGTCTTGAGTAACATTTATGCAAAAGCGCTTACCTGATAATCCGGTCAAACCTAGCCCGTGAACTAGTATGTCCTTGCCGGGCGTTAGCCTGGTAATCGTAGTCTTTTTATATGAGTAAAGTGTCGGAGTAGCCTGCCTCCCGCACTGCGCGAGCGCGGTAACGTCTACCAGCTCGAAGTTCTGAAAGCGATCGTCTAACACAACGCGCTCGTTATCCTCGCTTACATACTCAAAGTAGCTTGACATTCAGCACACCCCATATACCACTACGCTTCCACTTACCCCTTGATTGCGCCATATAATTTTTCTTCCGGTTCTGCGCACAAGCGGCACTACGCCGCGGCGACTCGAAGCCATCGGATAGACGATGCACCACGGATCAAGATTCGGGAACCCGTCGATCGTAAATTCTCCGTCGCCCGATAGCGTCAACTTTCCAAGGACACGTGTAAAGCGTTTGCTAAAATCAACCTTCACGCGCCCTTGTTCGTCGAATATCTGCAATCCCCCGCCCATCTTCACCATACCCCCATTCTTACGCGTAACCTATCCTTATCGTCATAGACAAGGATCAGATTGTCGCGAATCTCTGTTCGTGCGCCGCTGTCCTTCGTCCTCAGTACACCGATCTTCGCAGCGACGGCGGACAGCTCCGTGACACGCAGGCGGTCGGCGCCGATAGAGCCCGCGACAATGCGGTCGCCTCGGATACTGCTCGCTTCGATGTGACTTGCGATGACGCCCGCATCAAAGAGCGTACGCCCTGTAATGTGGAGGAATCGTCCGTCAATCTTGATGCCGTCACCCGAGACGTTGATTTGATTGATGACGTCCCCCTTGACGACGCGCAGGTTGATTGCGTCTCGCAGTTGTGTGATCGCTGAGTAGGCGCTGCTGACATTACGGTTCGCCTCCTCAGCCTTTTGATACGCTGCGCTTGCTGTCCCCTGCGCGTTATTCGCCGTTCCTTGCGCGCTCTCGGCTTTTTGGTATGCGGAGCTTGCCGCCCCTTGCGCCTTGTTTGCGGCGCTTTGCGCGCTCTCAGCTTTCTGATACGCGCTATTGGCTGCCCCTGCGGCTCCCTGTGCGGTCTGCTTTGCCTCGCCTGCGGCGGTCGATGCTTGACTTGCTGCGTTTGCCGCATTGTCCACTCTGCCGACAATGTTGACGTAGTTGTCCGCAGCCTTCGCACCTTTTTCAAGTGCCGCCCTGATCGCGTCGTCGACCTGCCCCATCCCGACTTTCATGCTGTCGAGCCATTCCTGCGGAATACGGTCACTAATTCCTATTAATTGATCCTCCGACATCACACCGTCGCCGAATACGTCGGCATAATAAACATTAACTTGGTAGATCTCCGGCTCACCGGTATACGATGCGAGAGAGGTAAAAGTTTCTAGCCGAATCTCTCCAAAGGCACTGCTGTTTAATGCAACATACGCACATTTTACAGTTGACGGCATATTGATAAAGTCGACATTAAAGCCTTGTAGCGTCTTTTTAATCGAAAAGATTGGAGCTGCCGGCTGAGGAAAATCATAGCGTACGGAGAGCGGCGCTCCGTATCCTTTCGCGGGATTATGCGCGTAGATGAAGACTGCGCCGCTGCGCGCATCTCCCTCGGCGAATCCCAATACGGAGCGAATATCCGTCGTTTTCGCAAGCAAGCCCGCCGTCTGCCCCGCTTTATCATCCTTGCGCACTTCGTAAAAGTCCACAAAGGTATTTGTCACGGCGTCCCATGCGGCATGTACGTCGCCCTTAACCATGCGCAGCTCGGCGCTTTTCGGTGCGTCGGGGACGGCGACGCTCTTTTCGGATACCACGGCGTCAATCGAAGCGGTTGCCCAATTTGATGAGTCCCGTCCTGAGCGGTTAATTGCAAAAATATCGAACGAATACCTGCCCGATGCGGGGATAAAGTGTGTATAGCTCGTTCCGCTGATGCACTCATCCAAACAAACGCCTTTCATGCTATCTGAAAGGCGATACCCGCGAATATCCGACTCGCTGTTTGCACGCCACGAAAATTTCAACAAACTGCTGTTGCCTGCATCCTGTTCCACTTTAAAATCCCGTACAGGTGCAGGGCGTGTTTCTTTCGGCGTTGTGTAAACGGTCTTTTCCGTCTCCTTGCCCGCGACGCCCGCGTCATTGATGCAAACGACCGCGACGGTGTAACTTTCGGCGGTTGCGACGCCCGCGATCACGCAGCTTGCGGTACTGCCGTCATATGTGCCCGCCGTCGTGTATTCTTTCTCGCCCCCTCTTCGATACATGACGCGGATTTGTTTTGCGGCACGTCCGCGCGGCAGACGCCACGAGACGTTAATGTCGTAGAGCGTCGTGCCGTCGGCAAGCATTTTCGGCGCAACGACGAGGGAAAGACCGTCCACATTGAGCGCGTCGCTTTGCGTCGTGTAATCGATGATGGGGACGTCGGTATCGTCGCCCGCATAGAGTTCGGGGTAATACTCCATGCAGGTGATCTTGCGCGTCTGTTCGGTCATGCCCTTCGTGATGGCGAGGACGCGGAACGGCTTTGCCTCCTTGGTCGCCTCCCCGAACGTGTAGATGTCGCCCGGGGCAATCTGCGCCGCCTGCGTGAGCGTCAGGACGTCCCCCGAGACGCTTTTCACCTCGTAGGTATCGAGACGGTCGGTCTTGCCGTCGCGCACCATGAGGCGATACTTCCTGCCCTTTTCCATTGTGACGGTACGGTCGAGTGTCACCTTGTCATTCACCGCGGCAACGATGCGTCCGCCGCTCCCCCAATTCGTGACGTCATGCTGCAGGAGGATGACGTCGCCGAGCGTACAGGCGATCGCATCCACGAACGCCTCGAACGTGCAGGTGCGCAGCTCGTATTTATTGGCGCGCAGGGCGTGTTTCCCATGCTTGTACGCTTGCTTGACGTCTGTGCAGCCCATGAGTTCAATCTGCGTGGGGCTTGTGAGGCTGTCCGTAGCGTCATAGTCGTCGCCGAACACGGGGAGGACGTCGCGCTCGTAGTTCTTTGCGGCGTTCATGAAGGATATTTCAACGGCGTTCGCGCGCCCCTGCGTGCCTTGGAACTCCTCTTTGAAGCTGTCCTGCTTAATATTGCCGACGGTGAAGAGCTGCGTCGGCACGGCGGCGCAGTCATAAATACAGGTGAACCTCGTCCCCTGCATGATGACCTTGCCGCGCCCGACGGTCTCGGGATAGCGCAGGGCTTCCCAGAGCTGCATCGCGCTGTCATAGATGAAATTGAACGCATAGCCCGCCGCCGCACAGTGCTCGGCCCACGCCTTAAACGCGTCGTAACCGATGCGCTCGGCGCGTTCGCCGCGCACTTCATACCGCCCGTCGATCCTGCGGCATTGATGCAGGATGTCATAGCACGCCCACGCGGGATTGCTTGCCGCCTGCTCCTCATATATCCTTTTATAGGGATTCCATACATAGACCTTTGCGCGTTCCTGTACCCATGTGACCGTCGGATCGCTGCCGCTGAGCTGCTCGGTCGCAAGGGCGCGGATGCCGACGAGCGCCTTTCCGGGATGAATGAAGTCGTCATAGATGATCTGCGTGAGCTGTGTCCAATAGACCGCATTCACATAGCGGATACTCTCGCCGTCCTTGCTCGCCCGCAGACGCACCTCATAGCGCCCCGGCGGCAGTCCCTCAAAGCGATATGCGCGGAAAATCCCCTTGTTCGTCGCCTCTCGAATCGCTCCCGTGTACTTCGCCGACTCGATTGCCTCCCCCGACATGGTTTTCACCCATGCGCCGCTTTTGAGCGTCACGAACGAATCAAGCCCCGCACCGTTATGGATGGGGAGCGGCATCCACTCCGTTTCACTCCCGACAATACGGCATTCGGCAAACAGATGAACCCCCGTCGTGTCCATGCCGCCGCTGTCGTTGCTGTAATATAGCCCGTTCGGCAGGGCGATTGTGAACTCTATCCCCGTCGCCGCGTTGCCCTGTATCTCGTGCGTCGACCACGATCCCGTGAGTGTGTAATTGAGCGGCTGATCGGCATAGCTGTCGTCAAAGTTCGGAATGAGCTTCTGATCGTTCGTGCCGTATCGAACATCAATCTGCACGCCCTTGTAGTTTCCTATGGGATTCTCATTGATGCGGATATTGCGAATATCGGAGAGTTCCCCCTCGCCCGCGCAGTAGAGGAGGCTCAAATACTGTTTCTGCCCGTCGCTGACGATGTGGCGCGAGAGCAGAACGCCGCCCGATTTCATCGCCCCATAGGTCACGGCGAGCGGATGCCCCTGCCCTGTGAGCGTACCGGTGCCGCTCCATCCATA